CGGCTGCGGCTTCAACACCCTCCTCGTTTGGTTCTTCCGCCCGTCAAGCAACGCGCGCACCATCGGGCCGGAGAATATGATCGGGCGGTCAGCCATCACTACTCATCTTCCAACATCCTCGCTTGCTCGCGGCGAATCTCTATCGCCCACGCCTTCATCCGGCGGTCGGCGTATCCCTTGGGGTCCATCACCACCTCGCCGTAGATCATGAAGAAGGCCAGGGTTCCGACCACGACACCGACAGCGGCGGCAGTACAGAACAGGTTCCAGATCCACGCGGCGGGGTGGCAATTATGCTGCACCGGCCATCTCCCGTGTCTGCGCGAGGAGTTCGGCGCGGTCGAAGCCCCGTTCTTCCATGAAGTCGAGCGTGGCGGTGACGAGGGCGTCAAACTTGTCCTGCGGCATCTTTCCGTATGAGACCGAATCCGCGAATGGCACGTCCCGTCCCGCCACCTTGAACCACTCGCAATAGCCGAGCGCGATCAGGAGCCCGTCCCGCATCTTGTCCACATCCTTGTAGTAGTCCTGGTTCTCGAACAACGTGTTCACCAGGGAGAACCAGAAGCGGTGCTGTTTCCCGGATCGCCGGGTCGGGTCTTTCGTATCCGCCACGAACCGGGTGTGGTTGGGCAGTTTGTGAAAGAACCGCCATGCCCGCTCGTCGCAGGGATAGGCCGCACCGCCGCGCTTTTCCCAGAGGCCGTCCATTACCGCGCTGCCTCGACCATCTCAGTCAGCCACCCGTTGTATTTGTCCCAGGCGGCGTCCCAGGCGGCGGTGCTGTCGGCGGCCCAGGCGGCGTCCCTGGCGGCGGCACTGGCGGCGTCCCTGGCGGCGTCCCTGGCGGCGTCCCTTAACTTTTCATCGCCCGTTTCAAGATACTTCCGCACCACGTCGGGCGCGTCCCACAGGTGGATCACGTCGAGAGCAACCCGTCGCGCGAAGGCGCGGAGAACATCCTCGCCATCAACCGACCACAAAATTGTCCGCTCTCGGCAGACGAATTTATCGTCTTGAGCTTGAACAATATCGCCGCACTCAACGCGGTGGATTACGTGTCCGGGCGCATAGGTCAGCGCGTCAAAGATACGTTCGCTCGCGTGTAGACCCGTGACGCATATCTCTACCGGCCCATCATGCCGCAGAACCTCACCAACCGGCGGAATCGGCCGCCCATCGCGCAGCTTGTCCGCCGTGAAATGCCATGCCTTCATTTCTTCCACTCCTCATACCGCCACCGCGCGCCGTCCCGAATGAGGGCCATCACGGCTTCGGTGTGTTCGTTCATCATCCGAACCCAGAAGGTCGCTTCCCCGTGCTGGTGCTGGTCCCGGTGGTACTCCGGGCAGACCGGCAGAGCGTAGAAGTCGGACGACTTCATGCCCATGCCCCCGTCCGCCCCCATCCGGATATGCGCGGGATCGCACGGGGATCGCCCGGTGAAGACGCACGGTTGCTCGCGGAGCCAGTCGAGGTAGGCCCGGTTGCGGTGGGGCTTATTCTTCTTTAGCAACACGCCGAACCTCCTTCACTCGACTGCCCGGAAACCCCTCTAGAACTGCTTTCACGAGGGGGTGGTCAAAAGGGGCTGAATGGGATCTCATCATTGAAGTCAGGCCCGGCCCCTTGGGGCGCTTGGCTGCGGTCGCTTCGCCGCTGTTCGTCTTTCGGCTGCCAAGACAGGCTCATGTATGTCTGCCCGTTCTTGTCTTTCTTCAGCCACGCGGCGATCCAGCCGTCTTGACCGTTGAAGTTCATCGGCCCCTTGTAGTCGGGGTGCTTGTCGGATTCCTTGCGGTCGTTTTTAAACAGCGCGCCGCGATTGGTGTCGTCGTACATGATTTACTCCGCTGCGGTGGGGGTGAGTTCGCCAATGCAGGCGAATTTCAGATCTTCAAGGCGCTTCAACCAACTCGGCGGCAGCGCCTCGATATGCTTTGCGTTATCGGCCCAGAGCGCGTCGATAGCGGCTACGTTATCGGCGGCCCTAAGCGCATCTGCGATTTCCTTGGCCTTATTTTCCGCTGGCGACGGGGCTTGCTTTTCGGGCTTCGCCGCCCCTTGCGCCGCGTTCGCGTCGTCGTCTTCGTCCGCCGAAATGCCAACCATCGTCGCCATGCCGTATCGCTTGGCATAGGTCAGGGCGCTACCCATCGCCTGCGGTTTGTCCAGCACAACCGGGAGGGGGTATTCGCCTTCGATCCACTGCCCGCTGGAATGGGCGAGGCGGGTCCGCAACGCCAATCCCGCGTCCGTGTTGACGGTGTACTGCATCAGCGCCAGCCCGTGCTTTGACAGCGCCGGGATCACAGCATCCCGGATGGATGCAAGGTCCGCATATTTCGATTTGAAGTGCGGATTGGTCTTGTTCAGCGGCGCGTTGTTCATCTCGCTCTGCGCCTTTGCCAGCGCGTCGGCGAGTTCGTTGATTTGTTCACTCTGCATTGATTTCTTCCATAGCCATGAGGTACAAATATTCGGTTTCTGTGATCTGTTCGCCGAAGGTGGCGACCTGGCCTACGTCGGCGGGTTCTCCCGCGATGGTCGCGGTCTTCGTGGGTGAGCGGTCCAGGACTTCGCCGGTCAGCGGGTCATTCGCGACCGTCTTATTGATCCTCGCCGGTCGCCACGGTCCGCGCCGTTCGGTCCGGACCCGGTAGAACCCGCAAGGCGCAAGCGATGCCTGCTCATCGAGCAGGGCGTCCCACATGTCTTGAGAGGTAATCATTCTTCGCCCCGCTTGCGAAACGGGTTGCTGCCGAACCGGAACGGCCAAAGCGCGCAATGCGTCAGATGGCAGCGGTCAACTTCCGACCGATCTCCGACGCAGCAGTCGAGGCACTTCCGCCGGATGGCGTCCCGGTAATTCGGGGCCTCGGGGAACGTCTTGGTCAGCGTGAGGGTGTGCCGCAGGTTATCGTCCAGCGCAGCTAACGCCTCGGTATTTTCGGGCCTTCGCGTCATCCCGCCCCCGCCACAACAAGGATCGCCGCCAAAACAGCGAAGAAGCAGAGCAGGGCGAAGGTGTCAGCTATCAGCTTCATCGTCTTCCTCCGGCTCTACATCGGTGGGAAAGTCGCTCCAGAACCGAAGGTCTTCTTCGGTTTGGCGAAGCGGGAATACGCGGTAGGCCAAATCAATCACCATGCCTTCCTCCAGAATCAGAACTGCCATCTCTCAAAATCCTTCTTCGTGCAGGTCTTGAATGCTCTCGTGTAGCCACAGGTAGCGGGCGCGGGCGCGGTACATCTCTGGTGTGCCCTGTTGGCCTGCTGCGCGCAGCCGCCGGATCGTGCCGGCGCAATCCCGCGCCATGCCCTCGTACAACCGGATGGTCTGCCAGATTTCGGTCTGGCGTAGCTTCTCCACCCCACCGGCGCGGGCGGCGTCCAACTCCCATTGTGGGATCGGGCCGTCGTAGCGGAGGTGGAGAGCGTCGAGGGTGGTCATTCACGGCCCTCCGCTTTGGCGAGGGCGGCGCGGCCCTCCTGGGCGAGGATCATTTCTTCACTCGGCTGAGGCTCCCCATAGGAGCCGTCAACGACATCCTCGCGGGATTCAAAATATTCGAGAGCCCGTCGCGCGAAGGCGTAAAGCGCCGGTCCGGCTGCGGCCATGCAGACATAGTTCTCGCCCGCCTGGGCGCTGTTCTCTGCGGCCTCGATACCTTTGCGCAGATCGGCTATGGCCTTTTCCGCCGCGCGCTCGCTGGCTTGTTCCGGCGTCCACTTCGGTTGCTCGCTCATGCCGCCCACCTACTCTGCGGCCTGGACAGACACGCCCGTCCCGGCAATGTCGGTAACTGAGACCACGCCATCGGAATTGGCGGACACCAAAAAGATGCCGCCCTTCACCGCGCTGCCGACCCCCACGTTGGCGAGGATCATGTCGCCGACGCGCAGCATCCTGCAGGCGTAGTTGAAGTAACCCGGACCGCTCACCGCCGCGTCCGCCGTGGTGTAGTGCCAAAGGGTGAAGCCGTTCGCGTAGGCCAGCACCGACAGGTTTTTGGATTCAAAAGCCATCTATTAGCCCTCGCCTTGATGCGCGCTCTCGACCATCGCGCAGCTTGTCTGCTGTGAAGTGCCAAGCGAGCATGTTCATCTCCTATTCAGCGCCACGACCCGCCGGTGATGGGGGGACGCGCTGGCTAACGAGGAGGTTCCTGCGCGACCAGCGGGCCGTGACTGGAGCCACGTCACCATAACGGTGACAGCCGTGTCAATAAAAAAAGTCACCGCATTGGTGACGGTGAATTATGCTAGCGTCAATTCTGGCTGGCGAGATATATCGCTGGCGCTCAGAGTTCCTTGGTGACTCTGACTACGCGTCCGACCACGTCAACGGGATCGGTCGGGAAGATCGCCTCATGATCTTTGGTCGAAACCGCCTCGAAACGATCCGGGCCGGCTCTGTATCTTTTGAAGGTCGCGGTGTCGTTGATCCGCACGACATACAGTTTGCCGTCCACGAGAACCCGGTCGGCGAAGTCAACAATTATAGTTGACCCTTCAGGGGCCACGCGGTCCATGCTATCGCCACGGACGTGCAGCGCGATTACTGTCTTCCTATGGTAGTCCACGGGTATGTACTCATCCGCGAATCCTGGTTCATAGGGGTCGCTTATTTCTACCAGACCTCCAGCTTGCACCCAAGAGATTAACGGGGCGTTAACAACCTCTACCGTTGGCCCCAATTCCCCTACGATGTCGGACACCCGGCAGCCAAGCGCGGCGGCCAGCTTGCGCAACCATAACTCGGTCAGTTGGCGCTCTCCGGATTCGAGTCGGGAGATTTGTTGCTTGCTACTTTGTAGCAGCTTCGCGAGCGCTTCCTGGGAGAGGCCACGGTCTACGCGGAGAGACCGGAGCCGGTGGCGTGCTGTCATATAGAGAGCCGTCATGGGGCGGGACTATCGCAAATTCCGGCGCGGTCTGCGATTACCAATTTGGTGACAAAGAGGCTTGACGAACCGTCACCGATATGGTGACGTGCCGTCATGAAGCTGGATGAATGGCTCACAGAACACGGTCTGACTAACAAAGAATTCGGCCGCCGCATCGGCCGGAGCGGTGAGGCTGTGCGCCGGTACAGGGGGCATCTGCGCACCCCGGACATGGGGACGATGCCCCTGATTTTTCGTGCGACGGGCGGTCAGGTCCAGCCGAACGATTTCTACAATTTGACGGCGCTGAAATGATGCCCCGGTATTCCATCAACGCTCTGAGCCTATTGACCGCCTTCTTGGCGGCTTCGCCGAGTGAAGCAAAATCGGCGGGGGATGCTCCAACATCCGCCCGCCGCTTTGAACGATCTGCCATGTTCTTGACGCCTTCACGTTCCCTCAACCACGGACAAACGTGGAGCATTGTTTTGAAAATATCTCAGGGAAATGGTGCCCTAAAAAATCAGGCTACTCCTAGCCCGAAAACTTCTTCCCGGACGGCTTTCGCCGAGCGGGTCATGGGGCTTTTGAGGCAGGGCTATTCAGAAATTCGCGACCCGATCAAAGCGATTGCACGGGACGCGGACGCCACCCCAAAGGCAGCGAAGAACTGGTGGGAGGGGCAGAACCTTCCCGGCCTGTGGCACTTCCGCCAGATCGCCGTGAACCGGCCCGATCTGCACGCGGCGGTGGCCGAACTGTTCGAAATGGAAGCCACCCTCGATCCCGAACTTGATCGAAAGATGAGCGAGGTGATCCGGCTTTGGCAGGGGGCGAGATGACCCTTTTCGACCTGCGCATGAGTTTTCACATCTGGTGCGCCAAACGCCACCGGCGGCTTTGGAAGTGGCACGTCGCGGTTATGCACAAACTGATGGGGGGGCGTCGTGGGTAAACCTTCACGTGACAAGGGCGCACGGCGCGAGCGCGAACTAGTGCAGCTTTGCCGCGCCTGGGGCCTCAAGGCAGAGCGAGTGCCTTTGTCAGGGGCGGCGAAGGGCTCCTTCGCTGGAGACGTGGATATTTACAAGATTGGCCGCGATGCGCCGTTTATTGGCGAGGTTAAGGCTCGCGCCGCCGGGTTCAAGGAACTTTACAAGTGGCTTGACCATGACGGTGCAGACCTGCTCGCGCTGAAAGCCGACCGGGAGGGGTGGCTGTTTGTCCTCCCCGAGCATGTCTTTCGGGAGTTGTTCACATGAAGCGAACTCCCAACAAGCGCGATTACCTGCACGTCCCGCCGAAGATGATCCGGGGCATTCCACAATGGGCGCAGTGGTGCCCATCCTGCAAGGGCGACGTGATCCCGATCAATGGTGTTTGCCCACGCGACGGAGGGTGCGTTGAACCTCGTAAAATATGATGCCGCATGTAAGGCGATCTCAGAAGCCAAGTCGGTTGATGAGGCGAAAGAGATCCATGACCGCGCGGACGCATTTCGTGCGTATGCCCGGCAGGCAAAGAACAAGCAGTTAGAGGTAGACGCGGCGGAAATCCGTATGCGTGCGGAGTACCGGCTTGGCGAACTGATCCGCGCTCAAAAGGAGACGGTGGGGCTGGCGAAGGGTTCTCCCGGAAATCAATACACTGGACCGGTGCCCAACGAGAACCGGTCCACTCCACCCACTCTAGCCGAAGCGGGGATAGACAAAAAGCTATCAAGCCGCGCTCAGAAGTTGGCCGCCGTGCCCAAGGACGAGTTTGAGTCCATGATTGGTGAGTGGCGGGGGCGCGTTGAATTGGAGAACGAGCGCGTCACCACGAATCTCTTGCGAGCAGGTGAAAGGGCGCGGCGCGACGAAGACTTGTCCGCCAAAGATCTGCAGTGGCCCGAAGGGCGCTACCCAATAATCTACGCAGACCCGCCGTGGCGGTATGAACACCCGCCAATCGGGGCAAGCAACCGCTCGATTGAAAACCACTACCCAACCATGACGCTGGAGGAAATATGTGCGCTTCCGGTGCCTGAGTTGGCGGCCGAAAACAGTGTTTTATACCTGTGGGCCACTGCTCCGAAACTTGCAGAGTGCTTCGACGTTATCGACGCGTGGGGCTTCGAGTATCGGACGTGCATGGTGTGGGTCAAAGACCGCATTGGCATGGGCTATCACGCGAGGAATCGTCACGAAATCCTGTTGATTGCGAAGCGCGGACAGATTGCGCCGCCACAGCCGTCGGACAGGCCGGATTCCGTTGTTGAAGCCAAGCGCGCCAAACACAGCGCAAAGCCCTTGCAATTCTACGAAATTATTGAGCGCGCATATCCAAGGCTACCGAAAGTAGAGCTTTTTTGCAGGCAGCCGAGAGAGGGTTGGGCTGCTTGGGGCAACCAAGCGGAGGTAGCATAATGCACGACTTCAACGCTTCGCTCGCCAAGTCAAAGACATATGAGGACGCGCCGTGGTGGCTTGATGTGTATCGGGCCGCTTTCCCCGATTTAGAGGCGGCAGTGTCGGTGCGCAGTGATGGGTGGGCACAGCGGGGTGGCGTTGATCGCGTTATCACCTTGGCGAGCGGGCGGACTCTCACTGTTGATGAGAAGGTTCGCGAGCAGGACTGGCCCGACATTCTGCTTGAATATTGGAGCGATGAACAGCGCCGGGTACCGGGCTGGGTCGCAAAGAATCTGGCCTGCGATTTTATCGCATACGCCTTCGTGCCCTCGCAAACTTGCTACCTGTTGCCGTTTCAGACGTTGCGCAGGGCGTGGCGCCTTAATGGTCGGGATTGGGTTGGGCGTTACAAGCGGGTAGAGGCGCAAAACAAGGGGTATGTGACTGTCTCGGTCGCTGTGCCCACTGGTGAGCTTTTAGCCGCAATGCAGGGCGCTATGTCGGTCAAATGGCAATGCCAGCGGAGGGCGGCTTGAACGAATCGCCTCTTGACCGCGAGCGCCGAAACGCCTGCAGGCAAGCCGCCCGGATTCGCCAGTTTTACGA